TTATATAACAATTCCGGCGTAGCTCAGCGGTAGAGCAGTTGACTGTTAATCAATTGGTCGTAGGTTCGATCCCTACCGCCGGAGCCATAATAGAGGATAAAATGTGGGTTTTATTAGTAATAAGTTATATTTCTGAATATAATGATTATAAAGTAACTGAATTTAACAGATATGCAAATCAGAATCAATGTATAATTAATCAAACAGTATTAGAATCAACCTTTAAAGATAATGAAAAAGCAGTTTGTATAAAGGGTCTGTAGCATAGCGGTTAATGCTCCCCGCTCATAACGGGTAGATCGTAGGTTCGAATCCTACCAGACCCACCAATTAAAAGGTATAAATAGTTTAAGAGATGAAAAAAATATCGGTTACGGAAAAAATGGCTACAATACCAAATACAGGAATGCCTTTTGATGTGCATCAAGTTATGCAAGCTTCTATGTACAGACCACCTATTGATCAATATCCAAATTCAGAAAATATAAAACCCCCGATAAAAAAAGAACCTATTCGTGTCATAGAACAAATGGATCGTTCTTCAGTTAAATATGATAGTACAGAAGATTTCTATGCAAAACTAGAAGTAATTAAACAACAAATGAAAAATGCAGAATTTATTAAATATAAAAGAGATGCATCTGTAGTTAATACAAAGATGGATCAAGGAAAAATAGTAAATATTGTAGCTTAATTACTTATGATACCAATCCAAATCTGGGGCTATAATATCTACAGATTTACCTTTAATTGGAGCAAGATTCATTGGAGATTTTTTTACACTCTTTATTGACATCTCAAAGGTAAACTGATAATTACCACCACCTTTAGCTTGTACTCTTGCTCTATATCCTAGAGTTGCAGCTTGACTAAATCTAGGGACACCTTTAAACTTTAGGGGGTTGGATGGACCGAGTAAATAAAATCCTGTAGTTCCTACATTTATATAATATGTTTTTTTCTTATTATAATATAACTCAATATTAGATGCAGGTATTTCAGCTTTAACTTCTTCAAATCTTTTTAATTCTTTTGCATAGATAGCACGTTTATCAAGACCTTCAATTTCAGCTTTTAATTCTGGAGAAGTGGAAAATTTATAAGGTTTGTTTTTCCACTTATCATTTATTGCATCCAATACACCATATGTCATAGCTAAATTACGAATAAATATCTTTTCTTCTTCTGTAGGTTTTGGTTCATCAAAATACCATTTTCCATTGGCATATTTAATAACTAAAGATCCTCCGGAAGCACCTGGAGAAATTTTTAATTCACAGCCAGACTGTTTACCTGCTCTTTGAATCATAAGATCTGGAATATCGGAACCTGCTCCGGCAGGAGTAAAATCTTTTGGAACTATACCCATAGGTTTTAAAACTTTTACTGCGTTTACTTCATATTGAAAACCTTGTTGTGCAGTACTAACCATTTCTGTAATGTATCCTCTAAAAGTTTGCATAAATATATTCCTATAGAATTAATCCTTTATTCTATTTATATTTTTTATTTTTATAAATATAATATGAAGGAATATAGGAGCTAAAAATGTTATCCAGTTTATCGTTTGAAAAAAAGAGTTTACTTTTTGGTCAATTAGCAAGTATAGCATATATGCCGCTTAAAGAAGCAAAGATTGAAGCAAAAAAATTGGGATTTAATAATACTACTTTTTATGATAAAGATGGTGCTCAAGCATATAGATTTATGAATAAAAATGATATTGTTATTGCATGTAGAGGTACTGAACCAACTCAATGGAATGATATTAAAGCAGACTTAAAAGCCATACCAGTTATGGCGGAAACAGTAAGTAGAGTACATAAAGGATTTAAACAAGAAGTAGATGATTTGTGGCCAATGGTAAAACCAGAGTTAGAAACAAAAACAAATTTAACAAAAAATCTTTGGTTTTGTGGACATAGTTTAGGTGCAGCAATGACTACTATTATGGCAAGTAGAGCATTTCATGATGATAATCTTACAGATCCGACTGAAGTATACACATATGGTTCTCCAAGAGTAGGTTGGAAAAAATATGTTAAAAGTTTAGGAATGACTCATCATAGATTTGTAAATAATAATGATATTGTCACTAGAGTTCCTTTGTGGATTATGGGATATAGACATCACGGTACTATGCACTATTTTAATAGACATGGAGATTATAGTAAAGCCACCGGTTGGAATAAAGTAAAAGATAGATTAATGGGTATGTGGATAGGTTTAAAAAAAGGTAAAATAGATAACATTGGTGATCATCCAATGGGATCTTATATTCCATGTTTAGAAAAAATGCAACAATAGTTTTCTGTTTAGGACTTCTTATAGCGTGTGAACCTATAGAATATTCCTCTAAAGATATTACTAAACCTGCTGAACAGTATTTGGGTTTAGATGAAAATAGAAATAGAAAACAATTAAAAGAATTAGTAGGTATAGATCCGGCTCGTATTGAATGGTGTGCAGCATTTGTAAATGCAATTCTTGATATGCAAGATATACCTGGATCTGAATCAGTGAGTGATTATCCTTTAATGGCTCGTAGTTTTTTAACTTGGGGTGAAAAAGTTCACCAAGATGATATACAGAAGGGTGATATAGTAATATTTCCTAGGGGGGATAAAAATTGGGAAGGTCATGTCGGTTTTTTTATAAGAAAAACGTTTGATAATAATAAGGAAAAATGGATAATACTAGGTGGAAATCAAGATAACACTGTAAGCTATGCTGAATATATTCCTAAAAAAGCAATAGCTATAAGAAGAAAAATAAATTAAGTGTTTACTTTTCCTAAAAAATATATTAGAATAAAAGAATCTAATGGAGAAGAAAATGAAAAAAACTTTAACTGCAATAATCTTAGCTATGATTTCATCGGCGGCTATAGCCGATATTAGAGCTGCAGAAGTTTGGTATGTTGAAAATGTAAATGTTCAACAACAAACTCAAGAACCAAGTCAACAATGTTCTTTACAGCAAGTTCCAGTATATGGTACGATACATAATCAACATGCATCAGGAATTAATAATAACGTTCTTGCTGGAGCTATTATCGGTGGATTAATTGGCGGAACCTCTAAAGGTAGTGATTCTGGGATACTTCCTGGTATGATCGTAGGCGGGCTTCTTGGTAGCACAACACCAGGAGCACAAAGACAAAAGATTATAGGTTATAAAACCCAAGAAGTTTGTAATACTGTATATCATCCTATAAATCAGCAAGTCAAGTCTCAAATAGTTCATTGGAAATATGGAAGTAAACGTGGTTACTTTTATAGTAATCAGAAACACTTTGTAGGTCAGACCGTAATGGTTGATGTGGATATGTAATAAAGGTTTATATCATGAGAAACGTGAATACACAGAATACTTTTTCTGTTGATAATGATGGTCACATTCGTCTTAAAACAAGCTCGACACCCAAAGATATGGGCATCCAAAACGGAGATACATTTGCAGTTTTAATAATTGAAGGCGAAGCCGTTTTAGTGAGAATGGAATTAGAATTGAAAGAGTAATGAAAGAATCTAATTTAAAATCTCGTAAATTAATTTTTCTAAAAGATATAATTGAAACCAAAGTTCGTAAAGAACAAGAGTTGGCTTATTATCAGAAAAAACTTGAAGAATTAAAAGAAAAAATGAACTATCTTCGTCATGATATTGACTTGACTAATACTATCATTAATATTATTGAAGAAGAAAAAATTATTGATTTTAAAGAGCAAATGGAAGAAAGATTGCTTCTAAAGGATGATAAATAAAGTGACGTGTAATAATCACCATTTATTTTTTGAACCATTAAAAAATGGTCACTTTAAAGCAGTTGATACATGGTGTGGGCATAAGATAAATCAAAAAATTTGGTATTGTTCAGATAAATGTAAAGATAAAGGCATTGAAGGATCACCTAAAGGATATATATCATCTGATGACGAACCTATAATGAACGATTAAAGGAAATTATATGAGTAAACTTCCATATGCATTTAAAAGAGATTTACAAAATTTAATTCAAGCTCACAGATTGGATAATATCTGTGGAAAACCAACTTACTTATTAGCGGATTATATAATGAAACAAATCGAAGCTTTTCAAAGTCAACATATTGAACCTAGAAATTGGTGGAATGATATAAATAGTAATGTACCATCCCCTGTTTTTGAAAAAGGTTATCCTTCATATGAAGCGGTAAATAAAGATCAGCCGGTTCAAGAAAGATATCATGAATATATGGGAAGAATGTTAAAGGAAAATGCAGATGAGTGATATTTTTGATTTTGGTTTTACAGCAGTAGATGAATCTGAACTTGAAGCCGTACAAGCATTAGGTGCTACTGCTAAAGAAGTTGAAGCTGCTGCATCATCTACTCAAGAAAAACTTGATGCATTATATAATGCTATTGTTCCTCTATTAAACAATTTAAAAAAGAATCCCGAAAAAGAATATATTCTTTGGCCCAATAGATTGGAAAAAGTAGAACAATTCGAAACTCATCTGCAGTCAATATATAAAGGTTAATTATGTTTACTTACTTTTATCATCAAAAGTTTAGAAAAGCTGTGGCTGCGTTTGGAACGTTGTTTAACAACATATATGTATTGCGTAAGAACAGCTCTGGTGAGGTTATAAGTCAGGTAAAGGTTCCTTTGTCATATGCCCCTAAGAAAGCATTCTTAGATAGAATTAGAGAAAATCCCGATTTAGTAAACAATACTAAAATTGCAGTAAAATTACCTCGCATGTCTTTTGAAATTATTTCAATAGCATATGACCAGGGTAGACAGTTACAAAAAACAAATACTTTTACTCAAACCGGTTCAGCCGCAGATTTAAGAAATAAATTCTATAGTTTTGTACCATATAATCTTACTTTTCAGTTAAGTGTATATGCCAAGAACCAAGATGATGCATTACAAGTAGTGGAACAAATATTACCATACTTTAATCCCCAATATAATTTGACTATGAAACCCTTTGCTGATTTTCCAAATGTAAAAGAAGATATTCCAATTGCTCTTAACAGTGTTGACTTTACGGACGACTATGAAGCACCGTTAGAGCAAAGAAGAACCATCATATATACTTTAACATTTGATATGAGAGTAAACTTTTATGGTCCAATTAATGAGACTGGTGTTATTAAAACATCTCTGTCTAATCTTTATGAAATCCAAACCGGAGATGATTCTGATCGCCAAATTGGTAAAATAAGGGTAAGACCTAATCCGTTTGATGTAAGTGCTGATTCTGATTTTGGATTTACCGATTCATCGGATTATAGCTATATTTTTGATTTTGATAGTACATAGGAGCTATTATGGAAAACAGAATTTGTAGAAGTTGTGGTCATTCTTGTCATTGCCCAGAAAATACTGTCGGCAGTAAGTTTGAATCAAGTCGAGAGGCGTCAGAAGTTGATGTCATAAAATGCCTGGATCATGATACCATTGATGGTAATGAGTGTACATGTACCGAATGTGATTGTAGTGATGAATGATAAAGCAGATAATGATTTTGAATATTCCAGGAGAATATATCATGACCTCTTAGCAAAAGGATCTGAGGCTTTAGATGATATGATGGATGTTGCAAGAGCCACAGAACATCCAAGAGCATTTGAAGTATTATCTAATATGATGAAGAACATGGGTGATATAAATGGCTCTCTTTTAGATTTACATAAAAAACATAAAGATTATCATAAAGAAGATAAACCGGCGGAACTAGCCAATCAAACTACTAATAATGTGTTTATAGGTTCTACTAGTGATTTACAGCGTATGCTTTTAGATAATGATGAGGATAAGGTAGTTGACATTAGCGATTACAAGAAAGATGAATGACACTTACCTTGGTAATGCAAATATTAAAAGAGATGGTGTTCTACATAATTTTACAGCCCATGAGGTAAGTGAATATAGAAAGTGTTTAAAAGACCCATCATACTTTGCTTCTACGTATTGTAAGATTATTCACGTTGATAAGGGCTTAGTAAATTTTCAACTGTATCCATATCAGGAGGATATGTTTGATCACTTCACCAACAATAGATTTAGCATTGTACTCGCTTGTCGCCAGTCTGGTAAGTCTATTAGTTCTGTTGCCTATCTACTTTGGTATGCGATATTTCATCCTGAGAAGGTTATTGCGATTTTGGCCAACAAAGGAGCTACAGCCCAGGAGATGCTCGGACGAGTAACTCTAATGTTAGAGAATCTTCCATTCTTTTTACAACCAGGATGTAAGGCCCTCAATAAAAGATCAATTGAATTTTCAAATAATAGTAGAATTGTATCAGCAGCCACTAGTGGTTCATCTATTCGTGGTATGTCTGTTAATCTTCTATATCTTGACGAGTTTGCATTTGTTGAAAATGCAGCTGAGTTCTATACATCAACCTATCCAGTTATTTCATCTGGTACAGAAACTAAAGTAATAATTACGAGTACAGCTAATGGGATCGGTAATCAATTTCATAAAATCTGGGAAGGTGCAGTCCAAGAAGTCAACGAGTTCAAGTCCTTTAGAGTTGACTGGTGGGACGTCCCTGGTCGTGATGATAAATGGAAACAACAAACTATATCTAACACGAGTCAATTGCAATTCGACCAAGAGTTTGGTAATACATTCTTTGGGACGGGAG